TATTCAAAGAACTTATCAAATACACCCAGAAGGGAATTATCAGCCTTGAACTTATGGCTGAATTTTTCGATATACCAAACATCTATCTCGGTGCAAGCAGATATGTAAATCCGGACAATAACGAAGTATTCGACAAGATATGGGGTAATGTGGTTATAGTATATTATCAGGCAGAGAAATTTGTCAGACCTGCTAAAGAGGTCTATGCCCCTGAAGGATTACAGGAATTATTCGATGTAGAAGAGCCATCGTTTGGTTTCACTGTAAGACGTGAAGGGAATCCCTATGTTTTTGAAGAGCAGAAATCAGCTAAAGTTCGCCATATCAATTATACTGACAACTTCAAAGCTTATATGACCTGGCCTGATGCCGGTTATATAATCAATGATGCTGTATAAGGAGGAATAAACATTATGGGTAAAATAGCAAGCGGACAGCCCGGAGTAGTGGGTAATTTAATTGCCGCCGCAGATCTGGATCAGGAAATTTTTGTAGGTTTTGATGGAAATATATGTGCCGCAGGGGCAAAGGCCGCAGGTATTTCTATGGCAAGATATAATGAAGCTGAAGTGGCCGCCATAGTGAAAACAGGATCATGGCCTGTTCAGGTTGGAGGCACAATTTCAGCCGCAGGAGTAGCTATAGCATCAGATGAAGATGGTTATGCTGTTGAAGCAGACACACCTGCTGGTACTACTGAAATAACCGGTGCAGACCTGATTGAAATAAATGGATATGCGGGTGGAGTAGACCCTTCGGTATATCCAATAACAAGCGGAACTGTTCTTGTGGACTTTAAATAAGGAATAGGTGAAATATGGGTACTTACTGCACTCTTGAAGAAATGATAACAGTAGTACCGGAACAGACCATAATCGAACTGTCAGACGATAGCGGCGAGGCAATAACCCCTGATGAGGATAATGTAAATGCCGCTATCGAACAGGCAGGAGATGATATAGATGGTTACTTAAGAGGGAGTTATGAACTCCCTCTTACTACGATCCCGGCTACTGTAAAAAATATAGCATTGGATTTAGCAGTTTATAACCTCTGGACTCGTAGACCTGAAAGGGAGTTACCTGAAGTTATATTAAGAAAATATCGTGATGCCATGGCAAAACTTAAAGATATTCAGAGGGGGGCTTTTACTCTGGATATTGCAATGTTAAATGAAGATACTTTAAATGGTTCGCTTGGAGTAACAAATAAAACAAGATATAGTCGAATATTCAATCATAGAAAGATGCGACATGAGTACGGATATAGCAATTCTGAATATAGAAGAGGCAATTATTTCTAGACTTCATGAGAAATTACCTGAAGTCAAAATAATTGGTTTTCCTGATAACCCTGATAAATACACCTGGACAAATGCTGTAGGTGAAATTCTTGTAAATTTTCAAGGGGCAGGATTTTCTGATCCTATTGACCCTATGCAACCAATACAGATAGAGGAAGATGAATTTCTTCTTAATATCTCTATTAAGGGACTGAGGACTCATTCAGGGGCTTATTCTTATATTGAAAGAGTAAGGCTTGCATTAACCGGTTATAGCATACCGGGTCAGCCTTCTTCCTGTTTACCCTTAAGGCCAAAAAACATAAGGTTTAGAAATCAAAGGGCAGGTATATGGACTTATGGTTTTCTGTTTAAGTTAAAAAGAAAAGTTTGCTTTGACCCGGAGGTAAATGATTAATGATTGTTTGTAATGTTTTTAAAATGGAAAAAAGCAGTGTTCCTAATTCAGCAAATAAGCATGTGATAGGTTATTGTGGAACTTTCGGAAAGAGAGAAAATGCTGAAATAGTCCGTAGTAATGAGGAAAAGAAAATGAGAGATTTTCACGATGAAATAAACAAAAAACTATTCAAAAGAGATCCTGAAAAATTACCGGGATTTGAAAAAACACAGAGAGAAAAATACACTATAGAAATACAAGAGTATGAGGTATTATAAATGAGTAAAAAGAAAGCTCTTATTACAGGAATAACAGGCCAGGATGGTTCTTATCTTGCGGAGTTTCTTTTATCAAAGGGATATGAGGTTCATGGTATTGTTCGTTATTCTTCTTCAGAAAACACTCAGAGGATAAAACATATTCTTGACGATATAACCATTCACTATGGTGACGTAACAGATTACAATAGAATAAATCTTATAATAGGGAAAGTTAACCCCGATGAAGTATATAATCTGGCCGCTCAGAGTCACGTAGGAACTTCTTTTAAATTACCTGTTTACACCTTTCAGGTAAATGCTCAAGGGACTCTTAATTTACTAAATGCCATAAGGGAAAATGCTTGCGATGGTGGTAAGATTACAAAATTCTATCAGGCATCTACGAGTGAGTTATACGGAAATTCTGACGATATATGCCAGAATGAAAGCCGGAATTTTTACCCCAAAAATCCTTATGCCTGTGCAAAACTTTTCTCTTATTGGATAACGGTAAATTATAGAGAGTCCTATGGTATGTATGCGTGTAACGGTGTGCTATTCAACCATGAAAGCCCAAGACGTGGAGAGAAATTCGTTACCCGTAAAATAGCAAAAGCCATAAAAGAAATGAAGCAAAACTGGGGCGATCATACTCCTTTAAAACTTGGCAATATCTATACCTGTAGAGATTGGGGATATGCCCCTGAATACGTAAAAGCTATGTGGCAGATACTTCAACAGGATAAACCAGAGGACTTTGTTATTGCAACCGGAGAAACCCATACAATAAAGGAATTTATCACAGAAGCATTTACTATTGCAGGGTATGATGTTTTCTGGCAGGGCGAAGGGTTAAATGAAAAACTTTTTGATAGAGATATGGACATTCCTTTAGTGGAAATAGACCCTGGGTTATTCCGACCCTGTGAAACGAAATTCCTTAAAGGTGATTATACGAAAGCAAATAAGACTTTTGGTTTTCAACCGAAAGTGACATTTAAAGAACTTGTAAAAATAATGATAGAAGGGGAATGAGTGATAAAATGAAAAAAGAATGTAGTATTATCGTAAGTAATAAAAATAGAATAGAACTTTTAAAACAGTGTTTAAAATCCATAGAGGAAAATACTAAAGATGTAAATTATAATCTTCATGTAATAGATGTGGGGTCTACTGATGGAAGCAGGGAGTATTTACAGGAATTATATGATAGTAAGAAAATTTATCGTTTAATCCTTGAAGATACCCCTTCTACTTACGCAGAAAGTAATAACAGAGAAATGAGGAAATGTAAAACCCCCTATATTTATCTATTAAACAATGACTGTCTTGTTCTTTCAGGATGGCTTCGTAATGCAATAGACTTTGCAAAAAGTGATAAGAAAATAGGTCATGTGGCATCACTTGTTTTATGGAATGAAAACAAGGTTCAATCACACGGGGCAAATATTTTAAAGAATGGTAATACTCATTGTTGTTATCAGGGATTAAATAAAGATGATGCGAGATTAAAAGAAATAAAAAATTACTCTTACGCCGGGCTTGGTTTATACCGGAATGATCTTCTCAAAAAAGTTGACTACATGCCTGAATATCCTTCAAAGATATACTGGAGTGACACGGGCTATGCGATGCGAGTATGGGAAGCAGGCTACGATGTTAGATATTGTCCAGACAGTCACGTTATACATACCCTCCATCCATCAGAAAGAACTTGTCATTCAGCAGATGTAAATCAAGGTAGAATTGCTTTCATGGAAGATTGGGGTAAATTCCTTGAGGAAAACAATGGTTTTACACCTGATTATCCGTTTACAGGAAAACGACCTTATCGAAACAGGAGTAAATAAATATGCCAGTATCTCATACTTATCAAATATCTTCAATAATGGAAAGTGTAATTTTATGCAATCCAAAATCTATTCTTGAGGTAGGAATAGGGTTTGGTAAGTATGGCGTTCTTTGCTATGAGAGATTAAATTTATGGTGGCATGGGTTAACTAAAGAAGATTACCAATTAAAAAAAGTAAGAATAGATGGAATAGAGATATACAAGCATTATCAAAACCCGATATATAAATTTGTTTACGATAGTGTTTTCTGGGGTAACGCTCTGGATTTTATGACAAAATTTAAAGATAAAAGTTACGATCTCATTCTTCTTATTGACGTACTTGAACATTTCAACAAGGAAGATGGTGTAAAACTTCTTAATGAGTGCAAGAGAGTATCAAAAAATATATTAATATCCACTCCAAAAGACATAGGAAACCAAAGTCAGCATTTTGGAAATGAAGCTGAATGTCATAAATTTCAGTGGACAAAGGAATTATATAATGAATTTTTACCTGAGAATAAAACATTTATAAATAATAGACACTCTATTATCCTTTTCTATGGTGAGAAATGGGAAATAGTGTATAATCAAAAATCTTTTACAGGAGAACAAAAATGAAAACAATTCTTTTGATTGTAGAAAGTTTAGAACCCGGCAATCTTCACAGGGGACTTTATAATGGCTTTTTACAAAATAGTTTAATTGAGGGTAAAGAAATAAATATTATTCCTCTGATTTTTCCAAGAGATGTAAATTTCAAGTGGACTATATATGATGAAATGATACTTCATACTATAAAGAAGTTTAAGGTAGATTTTTTCGTTTCTATATGGGGAGAGCAAATATCCATAGAGACTTTAAAAGAACTTCAGAGAAGAGGTATAAAAACTATTACCTGGCAGATAGATGATCCTTTTATGCTTACGGAAAATTATGGAATTGAAACGAGAAAGAAGTTACCTTTTTATGATGTAATTTATACTACCAATAAGGCAAGCATTGAGAACCATTATAAGAATATGAGGTTATCCAATAAGGTTAATTTTCTTCCTTTCGGATATGACCCTATGTTTCATAAAAACTTGAATTTAGAGAAACAATATAATGTTTCCTTTGTTGGCTCTAACTTTCCTACTCGTCAAAAATTGTATTTATCTAAATTCTCTCATAATGTAAATACTTTTGGAATATTACCTAATAGCAGGGTAACTCATTACAAAATGGTTGAAATTGTCAATCAATCAAAGATTAATTTGAACTTTGCAGATCAACCGGTGAATGGGGTAAGATGCCTTAAAAATAGAGTAATGGAAGTTCTTGGTTGTGAACAATTTCTTTTGACTGAGATTTTCCCAGAACTTGAAGAAATGTTTAAACTCGGTGAGGATTTAGATTGTTTTTCCAGTGCTGAAGAGATGAATAGTAAAATAGATTTTTACTTAAAGAACACTTCTGCAAGAGAAAAAATAGCAAAATCCGGGGCAGAAAAAATAAGAAAATATCAATATAAAAATATAACCTCACAGATAATAAATAATATTCCTGTTCAAAAAAAAGAAAATAATATAAAAAAGATAACTAAGATATTGATAGTTTCTCACCACTTTGATTTACCTGTGGATAAGATACCCACAGGAGGGGTTCAGAGGCATATTCAGGCAATAACGAAGGAATTTGTAAAAAGGGGATATGAGGTTGAATGGTGTTACTTGCCAGAGGCAAAACGTGAGTTATCAAATTTTAATCCTGATATTGTTATTGCAAATGATTTTAGTAGTTTCGTTAATGATTGCCCTGTTCCACAGATTGTAATTTTTCACGGATATGAGGGAAATATCCCACCTTTACAACAGATAATAAAAAGGAGAAAAGAGGTCGAGAGTAAATGTAATGCCTCTATTTGTGTCGGTGAATATCTTAAAAAATGGTACAACCAAAACCCTGACAAGACAATATGGGGTGGAGTAGAGGAAGTTTCTATTGTTAATCCTCCAAGAAGAAACAATATTCTTTATCTTGGTAGATTAGACCCTGATCAATCAGCAGAGAAGATATTCAATTATTTAGGAGAGGCTCATAAAAAAGAAGGTATAAAATTTCATCTTTCGGTTTGTGGTTCTGGTAAACTTGAAAAGAAGATAAAAGAAATAGCAAAGAAATATAAACTAAATGCTACCTTTTACGGATTTGTAAAAAATCCTGATGAATACATAAAAAAAGCAGATATTGTAATTTGCTCTGGTTATCTCTCAATTCTTGAAAGTTTTATAAACAAAAGACCGGTTTTAACATTTTACGAGAATGAATTAAAAAAAGATTACCTTTCGTTGATGCCGGTTAATTTTTTACCTAATAATGTATCTTTAAGTAAAGTATTTAATTCTATTTCCCCTGAACATATAGAAGCAAATTATCAGTTTGCATTAAAAAATACCTGGTCGAAAGTAGCAGATGATTACGAGGAGTTGTTCAAGAAATGTTTACAGAAATAAAGTCTTGTAGGATATGTGAGGGTAACGACTTAAAAGAAGTTTTAAATTTGGGTAATTTATATCTTACCGGTATATTTCCAAGTCCGGGAGAAGAGATAAATAAATCTCCTCTGGTTCTCGTAAGATGTAATAATTGTGGCCTTATTCAATTAAAACATACATACAATCTAACTGAAATGTATGGAAAGGATTATGGTTATCACTCAGACCTTAATTCCTCTATGGTGAAACACCTTAAGGAATTAGCATTATACATAGAGAGTAGGGTAAAAATATGTCCTTTAGATATTGTCCTTGATATTGGCAGTAACGATGCCACTTTTTTAAAGCAATTTAAAAGGGGAATAAAGGTAGGAATAGATCCTACTGCTGAAAAGTTCTCCTATGGATATGAAGAGATACAAGGATTTTCTGAATTTTTCCCATCTGAGAATTTAAATAAATTCCTTTCCGGTAGAAAAGCAAAAGTGATTACTTCTATTGCCTGTTTTTACGACCTCGAAAAACCTGTGGAATTTGCAAGGGAAATAGAAAAGATACTCGCTTCTGATGGTATATGGGTAACAGAGCAAAGTTACCTGCCTTCTATGATTAAAAACCTTGCTTATGATACTATCTGCCATGAACACTTAGAATACTATGGATTAAGGCAAATAAAAGAAATAACCTACAGGGCAGGATTAAAAATAATAGATGTGACTTTTGATAATACAAATGGTGGTAGTTTTAAGGTAGTGATTTCTAAGGCAAATTCCTCGTTTAAGGCAAACGAATCATTAATTGATACTATTTTATATTTTGAAGAGAAATGGAATACTGAGTCGATTTTCGAGCAGTTTAAAACTGATGTTTTTAACCATAGAGAAAAGTTAAGATCTCTTCTTGTAAATTTAAAATCTCAAGGAAAAAACATATCTGGATATGGGGCTTCAACAAAAGGAAATGTCCTCTTGCAATTTTGTAATATAACACCTTCTCAGATAGACAATATCGTAGAAGTTAATCCTGATAAATTCGGAAAGGTAACCCCTGGATCTAATATACCAATTATAGAAGAAAACGGAAGTAAAGAAATAGATTACTTTTTTGTTTTACCCTGGCATTTTAAGGAAAATATTCTTTACAGAAACAGGGATAGAAAATATAAGTTTATATTTCCATTACCCGGAATAGAGGTTGTGTAAAAATGCTTAAAAATATAATAAATTCAATTCTAAATAAAGCAATAGAAAGAGTGGCAGATTTTACAATAGATATTATACAGAATTACCTTGAAAGTTTAACCTGTGGATTTGAGGAGTAATAGAATGAAAGAAGATTTGAAAGAATTAAACGAAGAAATAAAATGCCCCTTCTGCGGTGGGTCTGAGTGGGGTTTGGAAGTTGATATAGACAGCCTTGATATGAGTCAGGATGATTTGCTTTATGGAAATATTAAAGATGTAATAGATGAAACAGAATGTTTAACTGTAAAAAGTTGTGAAGTAGAGGCATTAAATTTAACCATACTTCAAGCCCGGTGTGAATGTGGAAAAGTATTTAATTTAAATATGAATAATAAGGATAATGAAATAACATTGAAAAGAGATATGAATTAATGAAAAATATTCTTATAGGTTGCCCGGTAAGGAATAGAGAGTGGATTTTACCTGAATATCTTAAGGCATTGGAAAACCTTGATTATCCAAAGGAATATCTTGCTTTTCATTTTATCCTTAACGATAGCACGGATAAGAGTAAAGAGATCCTTTTGAACTGGAAATATGAAACAATGAAAGATGGTTATAGATATGTCAGGATTACAGAACTAAATTTCGATTATCCTCCTGATTGGGGGGAAACTAGAATAACCACTAACGGAAGCAGTATAACAAGATTTAATAAAGGCTATAAAGCTCTGACGGTTTTAAGGAATTTACTTTTAGATTTAGCCTGGCTTGACATAAAAACTGATTACCTGTTTTCCATAGACTCAGATATTATTATAAAGCCTGATATTCTTTCAAACTTACTTTTAACGGAAAAACATATAATAGCAGGGCTAATTAAAAATGATAAAATAAATCATAATTTCATAGATTCATCAGGAAGGAGAGGTGATATTTTACCTGCTTCAAAGGTTTTTGAAGTAAAAATAACAGGGGCAATTATCCTTATATCCCGGAAGGTAATTGATAATAAAGAAATCAGATATTCTCCAAGTAAAATAGGGGAAGATGAAGGTTTTTGCCTAAGTGCAATAGCACAAGGTATTAAACCTTACGTATTATCTGATTTACAAAAACATATAACAAGAAGGAGTGAGTAAATATGGTTCAAGATGTGGAGAAAGTAAATATTGGTGCAGGTCTGGTTACATTTGCACCTTACGATGAAGATTATGAGGACTCGGATTATCCTGCCCGTCAGACAGTAGGAATGATGAAGAATGTCAAATTGACGTTAAATAGAACCATTCAAAAACTAAAGGATGATGTAGGCGGAACAATGGCTATATTTAAAGAAATAGCTACAGAGGATGGTGGAACTATCGAGTTTGTTCTGGGTGAAGATATACCGGAAGAAAGAATAATGCAGTTAGGTGTTGGTACTATTGAAGAGGTTGCCGCCTCTACTGACGCACTGGTAACTCGTATATTAAAGTTACATAAAACAGGATGGCAGTCTTTAGACATAGATTATAAAACCAATCCGAATATAGTCTTTACTATTGTTGATAATGCCTCAACCCTTGTTCCTATTGAAGATATAACCGTCACAGGTGGAGTTACCCCTGTAACAGGGACTAATTTTGTAGTTGGTCAACAGGAAGGGACTTACCTTATAAGAAGAATAGGAACTTCAGAAGTTATTGAAAGTGATGATACTGTTCAGGTGACAGCCCCCGATGTAAACGTTCCCGGTTGCAGAAGGTTATTTATGGGTGGAGTAAATACAGTAGCAACTTACAGGGTATGGCACAGAAAGAAGAATGATGATGATACTGTGAATATAACAACCTGCAAGATAGGATCTGCCGGTAAGGCAACCATAGATAATAACCCTTCAGAAAGTCCTGGAGAAGATACATTTACTGCGGATATACTTGTGGATTTAACAAAAGAAGCAGGAAAGAGGTTAATACAGAAAGATTATGGGCTTGGAACAATCGCCGCTTAATCAAATTGCATATACTTCTTCTCTAAAAAAAGAGAAGTTTATCTATGATGGCCGGGAAGTCGAATTAAGGGAACTTCCTGTTCTTCCTTTCCTGGCTGTCATAGAGGCTTTTCTTAATAATGATGTGGAAGTTTTCTTTAATAATTTAAACTTCTCAGAGGAAGATAGAATTATATTCTTTACTCAGGAATTATTTGAAAAACTATTCAAAGATTTTGTTGATTTGCATAATGAAAGTGAAGGAGAAGGTAGAAAAACAAAATCCCTT